AGCTGAACTTCTCCGCCGGAGGCTTCGACTTCCCAGTCGCGGCCTGTACTACCAACCTCATGGACTGTATTTCTCACCAAGACAACTATGAACACATTAGACCTTCGCCGAAAGGATGAAGGTGGTGACGCCACCAACGAAACCATGAATCGCCAATCCGCCAAACTCATCGAGATGTACGCCATACTTTAAACTAAATGCTGCAATATCTAAGAAGGATGGTTCAACACGCACGACATTAACAAGATCTTGGATACGTTCAAGAACCACCTCATCACTTAGAACGGGCACCGGTTCATAATCTGCAATCTGTATCTTCCCATCAGTTACCTTAATATCACTATCTTGATAATTCATATTCTGAAAATTAGATATCATGTTCTCATTATAATAATTTACAACAAATATTGAAGTTCCACTGGCATTTACCATCTCCGCTATAGTATGAAGTACAGCGTATTGATCGTTGGCATTACGTGGAGTACCATCAACATTAGTCATGATCACAAACAACGCTAGGTATTGAGAATTTGGCTCTAAGGTTTCGTTAACGGTATTAAAATCAAACTTTCTGGTTTGCACATAAATGTTATAGTGCGTCTCGAGAAGTAGTGTTGACCCGTTGTTACAGGATCGATGCACTGTGTATTTAATCGAATTCATTGGGAAAGCAGACGCCTCTGCCAAATTTCTTCCTCCGATACTTATTACATTGGAAAAATTGGTTAAACCATGTTGAGATACTAGTTTCAATACTAGAGTGTACTTATGCATCAAGGTAGCACTCATTCTTTTATATAACGCCATCGTTTGCGTCCTTTTCGAAAAACCAACCCCGTTTGGTAACCATGTTGCGTATACATCTGCATCACTTGTTACTATCGCCGCTCGCTTTTGGAAATTAACACGTACATGATCAATATGAGCTAGTACATTCACCAAATTATCACTCAAATCTGAACGCCAAACCACGCCCTCCCTACAATATTGTTTGACAGCTGCCATTTGCATTGGGAAATCATCTTGAGTAGTAACTCCGGCGATTATGCCATTTACAGATGATGCATTTTCCCATTGTAATTTACTGTGTCTTTGAGGACTATAAGCTAATGATTCAGACGTATCTCTTGCACTACCGACTTCAGCGTATCTGCGAATTGCTGGCGTTGAATCATCAAAATAGATCACATCGCTAGCAGTAAACTTACTGCTCTTAACGACGCATATCATTGCTTCAGCTGTGTATGGGTTTTGCGAGGCCATACGCACCAATTGCATAGTATGCCTGATATTATTCGCTTCAGACAGTTGTCTTAACGTATCGCATATCTCGTTTATTAAATATTGTGATGGATAGTTCAACTTAAATATGAAGCAACTACTATTTGTGTACACGTATTTAATTTGTCTTATAGTTTGGAAAGTTAACTCATCAATATTAGCACCATCTGCTATCCTCGTTTGATCCATATCTGAAATGATAAATGTTGATTGTAAATGGTGGTCTTCAGAAAGCGGTATTCTTGCTCGTATGTTAGGAGAAATTCCTCTATCGCCTATGCCTATTATTCTCACTTTATCCTTTGATTTATGGAAATCTTGCAAAATTGGTCCCGCCGGTTCTCTTTCTGCACCAAGTATCAATAATGACTCATTTGCTTTCATTCCAAACCTTTGTGCGTTTAATAACCCATCTCTCGCGTTCAGCAAGGCGATAAATGCGGTCAATAGTTTCGCTGTCGAATTATTCACTGCACGTACAACCGCTGATTCTTGATCAAATGTTACATTAGTGTCTAATACAGTCAACGTCTTAAAATACGTTGCATATAAATATGCCAACGTTTCTAGCGTTCCAGTCGTTAGCTCTATTCGCTCACCTTCAGATACTCTTTGGAATAACAATGCTCGGTACCGTGATAGCAAATGGTTTATTTTAACAGTATTATTAATTCTACTTTGAGCCTCGTTAATGCCCGCGCGCAATTGCTCGGCTGCTAAATTTCTTGCAGTTGCTCTTTCATCAGCAGTATACCTTTCTTTGTTTGGAGAAATAAGAGTATATGCAAACAAACGATCATGATCAATTCGTGCAGTAGGAGTGACTGTATTAATGTTAAAAGCCACCGATGAACCAACGCCAAGTGAAATTTCAGGAAGTCTACTATGCGCAAATTGCCCATAGGGAGACAATATCACTGGAACAACCTCTTCACTTAAATTCGAAATGATGTTTCTATCAATATATTCCACATCTAAAATTCGAACCAATGGATAATATAAATCCTGTGGATTATCAACTTTCATTTGATTTAACAGGTCCATGTGCTTCTTTGTAAAGAACAAGGTTGCATGTTGGTTATACGCAGCATCATATGCTTGTTTCAATCTAGCATTTTCATGTCTAAAATAATAGTCAGCTAAATCAATCACGGACATTACCTTCTGAGACATATCTAGTCCACCCTGCTCATATTCAATCGGATATAAAGACCCAACCGCAGTAATACGCCGTACTTGTTCGTGTTGACATAAAGGGATCAATCTCTGACAAACGCGATCAATAATTTTAAACCCTGAGTTGTTCAATTCAATCTTCTGTTTCCAATCTTCGTAGATTTTCGAAGCGACGTGTTGCATCATAATATCTCCTGAGGTATAATGAAATGTGTGCACAATATTATAATGCCATGACATGTGTGTCGTGGCAAAACCTTTATTATTGAGTGAGTACATAAGATGTCTTAATGTTTTTGGAGACTCAACATTCCATATGCGCATTTTAATAACTGCAGCTGAGGTATCAAAAATATTTGTGTTTAATATTGGCAGTTCAATGCTTTGTATATTCAAAATGCGCATTATTTTAACAAACGTTTCGTTTGGCTGCACATAATTCAAAAGTTGAGGTGACTCATTTAACAATTTCGCTATTTGCCATGAATCGCGTTCTGCACGTGCGTACAAGCCCATCATCAAATTGTATTTCACATCTGGATCATTGGACATAACCGCAAGCAATTGTATAGTGTTTCTGAAATCCTTAATGTTCGTTTGTAGCTCATCAGTAGGAATTCGTCTATCCGCATATTTTGTTGGTAGTTGAAATAACTTGTGGCTGTAATCTGACGCAGTGTACTGAACATAATTCCATGGCGCCTTGAACTGTAATGAGTGAGAGCGAAGGGTAGCATCGTAATCGTATGTGTAAGAGTTGGATGATAGTCTATCAATCGTTTGTGTTCGCAATGCTAATATTTCATTCGGGCGTGGGTCTTGTTGTACTCTATCGTCTATCTTGATTGCAAAAAATGACCAATCCATATCGGCAGAAATTCT